AAATTAAAGGCGCGATCAAGCAAGGGAATAAGTAATTCCTTTCGAATGCGCGAGACCGCTGGTCCCAGGAGCTGATGGAGAAATTACAACCGTCGTAAAATTTCTGTCGCTGTGGGCGGGGTTTTCCCTTGCGCCTGAAACTGAAGTAATTGTTCCGTGAGAAAGATTTGACGAATCTGGAGCTTGGATTCGTTTTCGGGAATGGCGGTATGGTCAAACCGTTGTCCAATATCCAAGGGACGAATGGCATCCAGTTGTCGCACCACATTTAATCCACCTGGGACAATCTTCGGTACATTCACCACACCCGTTTCCAACACGTTCAAGACTGGATACACGGACAAAGCCCATTGCTCCAGCTTGAGTTGTCGTGCCCGATTGAGTGTGGCTACCTCAGGAATCGCGGTATGTCCTGGTCCTCGCCCCCATGTTTCCCCCGATGTTTTATCCCACCGCGCGACAAAGAAAGGAAAGTCCTTAAAGGATTTGGGTTTCGTCACATCCCATCGTTTTTCCAAATCAATGTATTTGGATTCCCAAGGTTTTCGTTCCCACATGTTGGCTGGTTGTACCGAATGTAATATAGGAATTTTATGATAGGGTTGGCTTTCAAACTGACGCAATCGATCGGGGTGTAGTGATTCCGGTCCCCATCGCTTGACAATCTCCACGATGGTCATGGGAATTTCCCGAATCACCGTATCGACAATCCCCATCCCATTTTCACAAATCACATAGGTGCCAATCGGCACCGACTGAAACCGTAACCCTCGGAACCCACGGGCGTGACTATCCTTTCTCTCCTCAAGGAAAAGACAGCCAGTCCCGAAGGCTGCGAGGGAAAAAAAGGTTTCATGAATGGCTGATCGGAAGTTGGACACATTCAACGCATTGAACATTTGTCGTGACGATTGATCTAGCCAGAGTGAGACACCAGAGGCAAAATTCAAGTCCTCCTGTCGCATTCGTAAACTGAACCACATTCCCGATACTGTCGAGACCAACGCATTGACTAATTTATTGAGGGCATCAATTCCTGTCGCATCAAAGAGTTCCTGTGTCAGCTTATCACCATCCGCTCGTTTCGTATTAATTTTAGCCATATGTGGAACCAATAGCTCGGCAATCTTTTGCCAATTCTGGTCCCAGTTATGACGTTGGGCTTTTAGTTCCCCATACCGCTGTACAATATCATTGGTTCCTGGCATGTTAGGCTCCTAACGTCTTCTGCTCAAGATTTTCTGTTGGGATAGCTGTTCCGAGCATCCCTGCCAGAACAGTCGGATCATCAGCTGACCTTTTTCCTACCGTTCGATGGTCTTTGGGTTTCCGTACCTTTTTCTTCTTTTTTACAACAGGCTTTGGCTTTGGTTTCGGCTGTGGTTTCGGCTGTGATTGTACAGGCACCGAAGGTCTGCTGAACATTCCTCCCATGGTCTTATCCTTTCTTCTGTGATTCTAGCCAATCACGAAGATCTTGTTCAGATCCACATATGGCTCCTTGACATATATCAGGATGTGCCTGGTCGCCACACGCTATACTTGTGACAGGTAGCATACATAACACGCCTATCAGAATTATGGTCATGTGATTGATGCTCCTAATGTTGGTTTCGCCAATTGATTTTCAGGAATTGGCGTTCCCAAGGTTGATGTTAACAATGTCGATTGAGCGGTCACCGCTCTAGCTTTGCGTAATCGCTCTTGTCGTTCCGCTCGTGTTTCGGCTGCCTGAATCTCCGTTTCATCAGGAACTAAGGCTCCTAAGTCTGGGGGTGACGGTGGCTTGGGTTGCGTAAAGGCTTGTACTATATTTGTGGCAGCCATCGTTGCCAGAGAAATAGCAATAATCGTCGGCGGGTCCCCGCCCCCTAATGCTGGATACAGTGCTACGCCCTGTTCATCATGTACCCATAAGGATGCGGGTATAGACGATTTCCGTCCGATCCGGCCCCCATCGTCTGAGGCGTTGTCGCCAGCGCTCTGACAAATGTCCTTGATAACTGATGGTTGTTTCATAGGCTCCTTGGCTTTCTGCCCACTGAAAATATTTTTGATACAGTCGAATGAATTCGGCTCCAGGGCGATATCCTTGACGATAAAACACAAACGGAGTCATCCCAATCAAATGATCACACCAGGGATGTGGATAGACGACTCCAAATAAACATGCTCGGTACTCTCCTACAATCCAACACTTGCGTGTCTCGAAGGCCTGGAGCATGACCAGAAACTTTTCTGGATTCGGTGTTCCAGCCTGATTTAAAAATTTATGCGCCTCATCAACAAACGGGACCAGTTTCGTCAGGTCCTCTAATTCCCAAATCATTGATATGTCCAATGATTGGGTAATTCTACTTCTGCTGTTTTCGCCAAATCATATGGAGTAAATGCCATGGTGGCGGTCTTTGGTAATGTCGGGACGCGCATGACCTTATCTCGACAGGCTACCCCCAGGTAACTAAAGGCTGAACCTCCGTGAGAGTGTTTGTCATGCAGCTCCCTGTTTTCATATTGTTGTAAGCGTTCGCTCCACTTCCGTCGATAATTTTGTAAGTGAATCAACCCTTCCCGACAGCGTTCCCGGTCAAAGTAACATAACTTAAAAATTAACCGCCCTTCATTGATCCGTTCCTCCACCGCAAGTTTGGGCAGGACAATAAACGGAATGCCTAATTGATAGGCTGTGTCACATCGTCGAATCCCCGCTTCCTCATTCGGTTTGTTCGCATCCCACGGAGCGTAATGGTGCCCATAGGTATAGGGGAGTGAGGCCAGGTATCGAGCGAAATCGGTAATGGAGCCAGTGTGACTATTGTAAAATTCAATAATATTAATTTTGCTGTCATAGACTTGAAAGAGCCATGCTGCGAAATTTAACCCAACGCCAAGATCACAGACCGTATCCACTGGACGATACGGGTCCCATGGTACACGAGCGAAGCGATCCTGGAGCTTGGCTTCTTCAAACTGCTCACTAAAAAAGCCTCCCTGCATGAAGCCTTCAAACGAACAATAATACTCTTGGGCGATAAGCTCTTCCGGCATCCCCGATCGACGATCCGCATCAATCGTTTCCTGAGTGACCACAGGGGTGCCGTCATGTTTCCTGGTCTGATCTGAGGTGTAGTACGATGTAAACCATTCGGGTTCCCGTTTGCCATGCTCATAGAGCTTATAGCCGTGATTGTGTCCTCGTGGAGTATAGGCGAAAATGGCAAAGCCATCATTGGCCGCCAAGATGGGTCGGACCAGGTTCCATGATTCTTCGGTGTCATATGCTGCGAATTCACTAAAGACTGCTCCCAAACAGTTGGTCCCAATCGCTGACTTGTTAATGTTCTCGACACTCATCACCTGGATCAAGGAGCCATTGACCAGCTCAATCTTCAGGTCACTGTTCGAGATAGATCGAATTAGTTCTTCAGGAATGTAGTCAATATACTTGACCCCTTCCGAATCCATTCCGCTCCACAGAATTTTCTTCCCCAGTTTCAGTGTGGGAAAGAAATGATAGTAGGACCCGACTCGCTGTAAGGCCTTCCGAAGAAGGCCGTTAAATGCCGTCAAATCCTTTCCGTGACGACGAGGCCAGAGGAGGATTAGCCTTTTTTGCCCTTCATCGAGGGCTTGGAAGAACGCTTTTTGGTGGGGCCACGGGTTGTAGCGGAAGGTGACTTCGGACATTCAAATCCTATCTTCGCCATGGGTTTAATATTCTTAATCGGCTTCTCACTGATGGGCATGATGGTGCCGATGTTCTCACTATTATATTCTTCTTCGTCCCACTCATCATTCCTAATGTTGCCACGATTCGATAGATCGTCGCTCAAAATCTTCTTTCCGAGCGTTCTCATCGAATCCGCGCCTCCATTCTTTATTCAAAAATTCATGTTGCTCCCGACTCAAGGTCTTGTTGTGACGGTTCGCTTGGAGCTGCATATTGAGCTCGTTCTCGAATCGGTCCCGTTGACTGCCTCGACTTTCGTGCAGGGGATGATCCTCTGGGTAGAGACTGACTTTTTCCATAATCCGGCATCTTTACAATGAGAGGTTGTTCAATGGTCAGGTTTTGTTCACCGCGCATTTTGAGGATATCGGCCAGCGCAATCGCTGATTGACGGGCATCATTCGATGATCCGTTGGTAATATTATCCTCTAGCTTCTCAATCACCTTCCGTCCAATGCGTTTGAAATCTGCGGTGGTCAGTTCCAGGGCTTCCCAAATAGGATTTTTGAGTTCCGTCATTTAGAGTCACCCTTCCTTACCTTAATGGTGGCAGCGAAAAACGCTGCCTCTATTATAGAGTGCAGTTTTTGGCGTTTTTGGACACCCTCCAATGTAACATCTATGTAAACTTTTTCGTGTTCCTTTATAAATCAATAGGTTACAGTCGGCCCCTTTAGGGGGCCTCCTCTTGTCTCATCGAGATAGGCTGGTCTCCGATCTATTTGGTCGGTGATATACTCTAGGTATGTGAGGGTTCGTCTTCGGACCCGAACAACTTAGGTAGAAACCCTGAGGTGCCCTGAACCAAAAATTGTGTGTGAGGGTATATACGCATAGGCGCCATCCATATTTTTTCCCCCCTACCCCCAGCTTATCCCCAACATTATCCACACCTTTTCCACAGACTTATCCATACCTTATCCCTAGGGTTATCCTCCGCTGCTCCACAGGCTTACCAACACCCTATCTTCAGGGCTGCCTTGCCCAGGTCCACAACCTAGTTTGCTCGCTCGGCCTTTGGCCTCGCTCGCATATACCACAGTCTTGATTTCATTAGAACACATAAGAGAAGACG